CCCGGTAGGGTCGCTCTGTATGCCGTCTACGATCTCCAACGATATGAAAGAGCTTTTGCAGCTCCCACGCCCGCCCGGAAGATTGTAAAAGCGGTGCCTTTCCGCCTTGATGTCCTCATGCAGCGGCAAATAGCACGGGGCTATAAAGTTCTCTACAGCTACAGTAGCGGTTGTACTGTCCCGAGAAGCCATCTCAAGGGCCGCTATGCGCTGTTCCAGCTTATCCCGAGTTATCATTGGCGTATCTCCTCCAACGCTGCAAGACGCTCTGCAAGGTCGTTCTGGTCGGTTAAACGCACAGCGTAATCAAGGGCGATTTTCGCCGCGTTCACGCGAGCTGCCGGGTTGATCTCCTCGTCCTCCATGACCGTTTGCAGCGTAGATAATGCAGGTTCAAGAAGCTGCTGCGCCCTGCGTGTCGCGTCCTGTACCACTCCGGCGAACGCCTCGCGGTACCGTTGGCAGAACTCTTGATCCTCGAAATAGGACCGCATGGTACGCTCTGAAACGCCCGCCGCTGCCGCCGCCTCCTTTTTGTTACGCGAGGTTAGAAGCGCTGCAAGCAGCTTTTCTTTATTTGGGGTCATTCGTTGCCTCCTTTCCGCTTTCTGCCGTTTTCTGCCGTTGATACAGGCTGATCCAGTCCGCAAGCGTCATGCAGACGAGCCACGGTGAGCGGTTCTTCCGCCAAAAGATTGCCGGCAAGCCGTCTTTAAATTTGCGGCTGTCCCGCTCCGCCTGCTCAATCCAGTCGTATAACGCCTGTTTCTCCCCGCGCTTGCACTCGATATGTACGCCGTCAAGCCCGGTCAAGTCGGGGGTGCTGCCATAGCTCGCAGCCTCCCCCGGCTGTACAAGGTAGCCGTAGCCTTGTAGGAGGCGGCAAAGCTCCAACTCCCCGGCTCGGCCTTTGCTTTGTGACTTTTTCCCGCTCGTTCCTCTTCACCTGCTTTCCGTAAAATAGTGGTGTCCCTGCGTCCCTGTAGGAGGGACGGTATATCTTTTTATAATGGCAAGAGACGAAACTATTCTCCCGCGAGGGTGTCCCTCTTAGAGGGACGCAGGGACACCGTTTTATAGCAAATTGATTACCCGAACGCCTCTTGCGCCATTGGATTTAACCCCCATCTGAATGCCTATACCATAGCCAGAAAACAGCTCTTCACGGCGGGGGATGAGCTGCCGCCGGACCTCTTCACCGGGGTTGTCCACCGGTGTTCCATACGCCGACCTAACGAGGGCATCGTAGGAGAAGGTCTTCCCTTCTTGTTGACGCTCCGGCGCGTGCTCGATAATCCACGAGCATATCGGGTTGCCGCGCAAATCGGGCTTGGTCTCCGCAAGACGCATCCACTCGCAGAAGCGCTCATCAAATACGAGGCTCATCTCGCCGCCCTTCGCATCGCGCGGCGTATACTCCACCGACGCCTTGCCATCAAACCGCTTTCCATCGGCCACAAGGTTGATTACACAGTCGCAGGAACCGGAAATACCCATCGTCCCGCTGAGCCGCTCAAAGGAATCAAGAACAAGTCCCGCCCCCTTTTTATCGTGGTGGACGAACAGAAGCGCTATATTCTCTTCAAGCGCCATGCGCTGGACCGGCTCTAAGAGGCTGATATCGGCATCATAAGCGTTTGCGCCAGGCGCTCTGTAGCTACCGCGTGCGCGGCTGTAGGTATCTACAATGATGAGCCGGATTGAAGGCCGCGCCCGGTGGAGCTGCCGCAGCTTGTCCACAAGGCCGTCTGCAAAGCGCTTTGTAATGGAATTCGTGATAAATACGTTACTGGGCATCTTCGTAGACATTCGCGCAGAACGGGAGGAAATACGGCTCTTGCTGCCCTCGAGATCGAGATAGGCTACATCGCACTTTGTGGTAGCGAGACCGAGAAACGGCGTACCGGTCGCAACAGCTACCGCCATTTGCAGAGCCAGAAAGGACTTTCTGATCTTCGGCGCTCCCGATAGGAACGTCATACCGACCGGGATCATCCCGTCAACGATGAACTCCGGCGGGCGGCGCTCCTCTTCGGTCAAGTCCGGGACGCTGTAAAAGCCAAACTCTGCAAAAATATCCTTCGGCAGAGCCGGTGTCCATTCCGGTGTCTGCGTCGCAAGTTGGACGATCATCTTGCAGGCGGTTTCGTCGCCGAATCTCTCGATAAGGTCGGATACATCGCCGTGCTCCGGAATCTCCGGCCATACGGTCGAGAGGTCACAAAGCTGGACATGATCCGCCACTCCGTGAAGCGCGGAGGCGGTCTCTTCGGCGTATGCCTTGCCCACGGCGTCATTATCCAGGAAGATGATAACGGTATGGCCCCGCAGCTGCTCCGTGTACTCTGGCCGCCATTTGCCGGGACCTGCGCCGTCTGCGCCGCTGACCGCATCAAAGCCGAAGCGGTGCAAATTGTCGGCGTCTTTCTCGGTGACGAATACCTGATTGTTGGCGAGAGAACCAGCTATGTAGAGTGAATGCGGGACGCCCTGCCGGTTATAAATCCAGCCGCCTTTTCCGTCCGGTCTGCGCCATGAAAAGGACTTGTCCGACTTACGGAGTTTCTGAATGCCATTCGGGTACTCATAGACGGCCACGGTCTGCGGGCGTTCTGTGGGCTTGTCATAAAAGAGATCGCGGGGCTTGATGCCGACGCGGGCGATGATGTCACGGGTGTCACAGCCCGCCTGACATTTGAGCACGGTTCCCTTTTCCCCGCGCCCGATGGAAAGGCTCTGTTTGCGGTCGTCGTGGCACGGGCAACAGGCCATGTATTGGCCGTCGCCGCATTGTTTCACGCCGTCAAAACGTTGTAGAATTTCCTGAATGTCCGTTGCCCTCACCTCGCAGTTTTTCCAAAAGTGCCGGTACATCGATAAAGTAGACCGTCCCGCTCTTGACGTGGGGTATGGTCCTGTTTTTACATCCCTGCCGCAGGAAATATTGACTTAGGCCGGTCGTTTTGCAGGCCTCTGGGATCTTCTGGTATGGCTTCATCTCCGCGCCTCCTCGATAATCTCACGTCCGAGAACTGCCGCCAGCTTTTCCGCTGTCTGCGGAGAACAGCTTTTCCCGGTCTTTACAGCGGTCACCGTTCCGCGTGAAATCCCCGCTTTCGCTGCAAGCTGGTTACCCGTAAGATCAAGCCGCACAAGGGCCGCCGCGAAACGCTCTCGATTGATTCGCATCCGCTCACCTCCTTATTCATCGGCTTTAGTTTAACATACGCAAATGCTTTAGTCAAGCATATTTTTAAGCAAATGAATAAATTTATTCTTGCAATGCTCCCTAAAGCGTGATATGCTTATATCGAGGTGATTTCATGACAACTGGACAGCTCATAAAAGCCGCGAGAAAAAAGAAGAAAATGACCCAAGCAGAGCTCGCGGAAAAACTTAATATTTCTTACGTAGGCGTCAGCCAATGGGAAAATGGTGTTAGAAATCCTAAATACGATACGATTCGAAAAATTGCGGATGCTTTAGGTGTCGATTGGAGTGAGCTTGTCCCTCCTGAAGACCGGGTGCGGATGCTTATTGACACCACAGTAGAAAACATTGATGAAATAGCAAATATCGGCGGAATGCCCAAGGTGTCTGAACGAGAAATGCTTCAAATGGCAACTCTGCAATTCAATTCCGAAGAAGACCGGACCGCATTTTTCTATAGCCGCTTGAATACAGACGGAATGCTCGCAGCTGGAAAAATCTTTTTTCGGCATTTGAAGCCCGAAGACATGAAAGAAGTAGCTGACTATGTAGAGAGGTTGGCCAACACCCCGCAGTATCAGCGCCCGCAAGATAAATAAAAAGCCCCATGCGAAGCATGGAGCGGGAACAGAGGTGAAATATATGGGTGACAATAAAAGCGAGATCATCATCTATCAGTCCGAAGACGGCCTTACATGCATTGATGTACGCATGGAGGACGAAACGGTCTGGCTGACGCAAGCGCAGCTTGTCGATCTGTACCAGACCAGCAAAGCAAATATCAGCGAGCATATCAAGCATATTTTTGAAGATGGCGAACTGGACGAATCTTCAGTTGTTCGGAATTTCCGAACAACTGCCGCAGACGGAAAAAGCTACAATACCAAGTACTACAATCTCGATATGATTATCTCCCTCGGCTATCGCGTGAGGTCTGTCATAGCCACCCAGTTTCGCCGGTGGGCCACGGAGCGCCTGAAGGAGTACATGATAAAAGGCTTTACGATGGACGACAACCGTCTGAAGCAGCTGGGCGGCGGCAATTACTGGAAAGAATTGCTTGACCGCATTCGTGATATTCGGTCATCTGAAAAAGTCCTGTACCGGCAGGTGCTGGATTTATATGCCACAAGCGTGGATTACGATCCCAAAAGTCAGGAATCCGTGCTGTTCTTCAAGATCGTGCAAAACAAGCTGCACTATGCGGCACACGGACACACAGCAGCGGAGGTCGTATATGATCGTGCCGACGCCACAAAGCCGTTTATGGGGATGAAATCCTTTTCCGGAGATTTTCCCACGGCGAAAGATATCGGTATTGCCAAGAATTATCTGGACAGCGACGAGCTCAAAATCTTGAACAATCTGGTATCCGGATATTTCGACTTTGCGGAAATACAAGCAATGCGGCGTAACCCCATGTACATGAAAGATTACATTCAACAGCTGGACACGATCCTTTCCTCCACCGGTGAAAAGCTACTTGACGGCCCTGGACGTGTATCTCATGCGCAGGCGATGGAAAAGGCAAAAGCCGAATACAAGAAATACCTGCAAGATAACCTGTCCCCCGTAGAAGAAGCCTATTTGCAGACGCTGAAAGGCACACAGAAAAAGATCACGAAGAAAACAAAGAAAGAGGCTACCTGATGCCATCTGTACGGAAAAGGTTTAACAAGGCCGGTCAAGCCTTCTATGAAATCCGCGTGAGCCGTGGGCGGGATAAGGCCTATCTGACGCGCCGGTGGTACGTGCCGGAAGGATGGAGCCAAAAGGCCATAGACCGTGAGCTTGCATCTGTGGCGGCAGGATTTGAGCGTCAATGCAATGCGGGCGAGGCGATCAGCCGTGCAGAGAAGCGTGAGAAAGCCGCGCAGGAGGCCGCAGAAGCCGCCCGTATTCTCACCCTCAAGCAGTACGGCGAGCGGGTGTTTATGCCCGCCAAGAGCGTTACAATGAGCGAGAACGGACGTGCCAGCTATCAGAACTGTCTTGACAAAAAGGTATATCCCGTATTAGGCGACGTGAAGATGCCGGAGATCACCCCGGCGCAGATCACGGCGCTGCTCCTTGATATTCAGGCAACAGGAAAGGCCCATGCTACCGTTATCAAGGTCTACACGGTGCTGCACAGCCTGTTCAAAATGGCTTATATGGGCGACATGATCGACCGTGATCCGATGGACAAGGTAGAGCGTCCGAAGCCGCGCAAGGGCGAGACGAAAGCCGAGGCCCCCGCCGCGTACACAGCAGAAGAGGTCTGCAAGCTCCTTGACGCAATGGATACAGAGCCGCTGAAATGGCGGGCGCTTGTCCATCTGCTGATTGACACCGGCATACGGCGCGGTGAGTGCTGCGCG